GTATCGCCCGTGTTGATCACGTCGAAATCGAACGCCGTGCCGACGCCGACCCCGAGCGAGGCCAGCGCAGCGTAGAGCAGATCCGCCGTGGGGAGCGTGGCCGTCTGCGCGTCGTCCACGTTGAGCAGGAGCAGGCCGCCGAGCAGTTCGTCCGGCGTGATGGTCCGAGCGCCGCCGGCCGTGGTGAGCGTGGCCAGCGTAGGCGTCACCGTGGGAAACACGAGTGACTGGAAGCGCGGGTAGGTCTGCGAGACCGTCGTCTGTCGAATTGCCATGATGCTGCGTCCTCCTCGACTAGCCGCACAGCACGCGCACGGCGCACTGATCGGCGTAGAGCTGCCCGAAGCCCATCAGGACGTCGAAGCGGTTGACCATCTTGGACTGCTGCGGATCGAACATCCGCACGAACCGCACCGAGATCCCCGTCTTCGGATCGCGGGTCTGGCTCGCCATCTCGCACGCCTTCGGCACTTCGAGCTTGACGCCCACGAGCGCCAGGGCGTCCCGGTTGATCGCGAGGCCGTTGAAGCCCACTTTGCCGTTCGGGCTCGCCGTGCCCGGGAACAGCGTGAGATCGGCGCCGGCCGCCGGCAGGGCGTCCACGTTCTGGTACTGCGAGCCCGGCCCGTAGATCGTCGGATAGATGCTCACCGTCGCCGACGTGCCGCTGATCGTCTGGCTGGCCGACGTGATCACGAACGTCTTGGCCGAGCCGGTCGAGCGCCGCGTCATTGGGTTGACCGCATTGACGCCCGCGATCGACACCACGTCGCCCTTGTTGAAGGTGTCGCCGTTGGTGCAGGTCAGCACCAGAGAGGACGCACCTGAGGCCACCGCCGCCGTGCACTCCACCGTGCCCGCCCAGGTGCCGGCCGTGTGCTCGTAGAGCGACATCGACTCGTACCAGTCGAACCCGCTATTCGTGCCGATCGAGCCTTCCTTGTACTGCCGGCTGATCTCGTCGGTCGGATTGAAGTACTGGACCGCCGCGCTCACGAGCGACGTGTTGACGGACGGCGGGATGATCATGCCGCGCTTGCTGCCCGTCCAGCCCGCCAGCTCCACCATCTTCTGGCGCGCCTGATTCATCGTCGAGAACGACGTCGGATCGGTGCCGAGCACGCCGACGATGTTCGAGACGTTGTTCTTGGCGTAGAGCGCCGCGCGGGAGTCGATCTCCTGCGCGATCTGCGCCATGGCCGGCTCGAGGTACTCCTTGGCGATCTTCTCGCGCCCGCGCTCCAACTGCAGCGCCTGTTCGGCCGAATCCCACTCGAAGTCGACGCCGAAGATCTGGTCGACCGTCACCGTGGTCGGAATCCGGTTGATCGCCTGCGGGTTGTAGCCGAGACCATCGCGGATCAGGAACCGCTGCGGGTAGTTGACACGAACGGTCTCGCCAACGGCGAACTCCTTCGTGAACTCCTTGTTGTAATCGGTGTTGAAGAACTGCGCGACCTGGAGCTTGTTCGTCAGAAGACGCAGGCTCTCCATCGAGAGCCAATCGACGTACTGGAATGAATTGGTGGCCATCACGGCCCCCCTTCACTCGCAGGACACGCGCGGGGCAACCCCGCTCGGGATCTAGCCGCCGGCCTTCCGTTTCGCCACGTCGCGGGCGTTGGCTTCGCGCATGTAGGACTCCACGTCCCCACGCGCCAACGCGGCTTCGAGCGAATCGGCCGGACCGGCAGGACGACTGCCGAGCGTGGTTGCGGGCGGCGGCGCCTGCGAAACCACGGACATGACAGGCGCCGGGGAGGGCGACCGCACCGCGGCGGTCAGCTCACCTTCGAGGCGTCCGAGCTGCCGCACCACCGCATCACGCGACGGGAGCGACAGAATCGAGCCGAGCACCGCCGGATGGTCCGACAGATGCTTGAGCAACAGCGGCGCCGCGTCCGAGTCCATGACCACCTGAGCGACGACGTTTCCCGCGTAGACCGGCGCGCCGGGCGTCAGCATGGTCTCAGGGACCAGATCACGCACCGCAGGCGCCAGCGACTCGAGGAACGCCGGATCTTCGGCGACCACTTTCTCGATCTGCGACGAAAAGCCCTGGACCTTGGCCGCGATCTGCTGCTGGGCCAGCGCCTGCTGTCGCTCACCTTCGAGGGTATGAACGATGAGCGCGCGCGTGTAGTCCTCGTAGGTCTTGCCAGCGTTCTCGGGCTGGGCGTAAAACTCGTCCAGCGTGGGGAACCCGGCAACAGGAGCCGTCTGGCGCGGGGCGGGCGACGAAGCCGCCGGGGGTGCGTCTGGTGCGCGTCGTTCGGTCCCGGATCGGATGCCGTCCAGCTCGCCCCGCAACCGGGCCCGTTCCTGGAGCAGCGTTTCGATCTCGGCCTTGAGTGCTGCCTTGCGCGTCTCGGCGTTCGGTCTCGCCGGCGTGCCCGCTTCCGAGGCGGGCGGTTCACTCGCATCCGTTGATGCGGCCTGCGCGGCAGGCGCGGGAGGCGTCGATCCCTCCGTCGTCGACACCGGCAGTGTAGCCGCCGGCACTTCGCCCGTCAAGCGCCAGCTGTCAAGCTGCGCCTCGGACAGCGAACCCAGATCGATACTCGGCGCATCCGCGCCACTCAGGACATCGACGGCCGGGGCCGCGCTTGCAGTGTCAGGGGTCATAGGGTTCTGGCTCCGTGGGCTGTGGTGGCGTGACTGTGGGTGGCGGATCGGGCGGCGTGTAGGCGAGATACGCCGCGATGCGGCGCTCGACCTCGGCCCACACCGCAGGGCTGTCCGCCCTCGCGCGGGCCTTGTCGAGACGTGCGGGCGGGATCGGCTTCCCCGATCGTGTCAGGGCATCGACCAGCTGATCGGCCGTCACGCGCCGGCCTCCGACGACTGCGCCGCCGCCTGTCGCGCCCGCTCGGCTTGATCCGCTTCGAAGCTGCGCCCCTCGGCGCCCTGCTCGCGCTGGAACTCGCGATCCGCCTCAGCCCCCGCCACGCCAACCGACGTATCCAACTGCCGCAGCGCCGCGTCGACTTGCATCTCGGCTTTCTGCATGTCCAGTTTGGCCTGCGTCTGCAGGAGCGTGGAGACGATCTTCATGCGCTCCAGCTGCAGCTTGGCGGCGTTGTCCTCGGCCGCGCGCGCCATCTCGAACTCGGCCCGCACACGCGCGCGCTCCGTCTCGGCCGCCTGTCGCGCCTGTTCGATCTCCAGATCCCGCTGCGCCTTGATCTGGTCGGTCTCCAGCGCCTTGCCCATCTCGGCCATCTGCTGCTGCATCTGCTGCAACTGGCCTTGCGACTGCGCCAGCGCCTGCTGCAGCTGCTCCGGCGTCGGCGGCGACCCGTCCGGGTTCTGGATCGGCTGGGGCCGGATGATATCCGCGATGTCGTCCCCGATCGTGCCGATGTTCTGCAACTTGATCGCCTTGGCCAGAATCGACGCGGCAGCCTGCGGGCCAGAGATGGCCGCGATATTCGGCAGGTTCTGCACGATCGAATCGGCGAAGGCCATGCCCGCGGTCCGCTCGCTTTCGAAGCTCGGCCCGGTCGAAATCGTGACGAGATGATCGCCCTGCGTCGGGATGCTTTCCGGGTCCGCCGGATCGTTGATCCGCACGATCTTGGCCTGCTCGTTCTTGTCCCGAATCCCCACGTCCTGCGGCGTGTCGTAGACCTTGTCGATCAGATCCTCGGTGAGCTCGCCCACGCGCCGGATCATGTCGTCATAGTGGTCGACGAAATGGAACGTCCCGCGCTGCTGGCTTTCTTCGATCTGCTGCAGGGCAATGCCAGACTTCTCGTTTCGGCGCTGCGCGGATGTCGGCAGCGGCGAGATCCCCATCGCGGCCTGAATCGCCCGGCGTGCGGCCTCGGCGCCCATCTCGAGCGCCGCAATCGGTGGCTCGTAGGGCTGGCGCGACGGCGGCGGCAGCGGCGTCCCCGGCGGCATCCCTTCCACGTAGGGCCGGACGCGGATGACCGCCACCGGCTCGTGCAGCGACTTCTGCAGGTTCACCAGCTCGGTCGGATCGAGCTGCCCCTCGTAGACGAAGTACGGGAACTTCGGCGTCATCCCGACCAGCTCGCTCTGGCCGGTCCGGTAGTAGCAGTAGAGCATGTAGGGATCGCGCGCGAGGCGCGTCATGCTCATGATCGTCCGCTCGGCGCCCTTGCCCGAATCGACGTACAGGATCTTGCCGTAGCACGACACGAACGGGATCGCCTTCCCCGCCCAATCGTGCTCTTCGAGAATTTCCAGCCCGTTCGTCAGGTACATCCGCACACGCGGCACGTCCACGTCGCGCGAGTCCACGACCTCGGGCGCCGCAGGAGCCGGCGCCGCCAGTCCGATGGCCGCCGCCACGCGCCGCAGCGCCGGAGGCTGCGCCTTGGCGCGCTCGTCCTCGAACACCGTCGATCCGTCCGACAGCAGGAGCAGCCGCTTGCGCTCGCTCTCGACCCGCCAGTATTCGGCCACCACGATCGTGGAGTCCTGCACCCACGCGGGCGCCTCCCCGCGATACTCCTCGAACGACTGGATCGCCGCCTTCGGGAACCGGCGCGAGAACTCCGACTGTTTCCACCGTTCAAAGTGGAACAGCCAGCGCATATCGGACGAGTCCGGCCGCGTCGATTCGGGGTCCGCGATCACCATGTCCGGGTTCGGGATGTCCCGGATCACGATCTCCTGCGTCATCGCCCGCGGCGAGCGATACTCTGTCGCCAGCCGCAGCCAGCCGTACGACCGATGCACGGCATTTTCGAACGCCGTCGTATACGCGATCTGGGCGTGCGAGCGGTATTCGATCTCCCGCATCTTGTCCGCGTAGAACTCGGCCGTTTTGTCGTTCGCGCCGTTCCCCGTGGGCGAGAACTTCACCGCGCGCGGATTGGCCCGCACGTCGTTGATCACCTGATTGAAGTACTGCCCCAGCTCGTCGAGCGACAGGCACGGCCGGCCGGCGTTCTTCCGCGTTTCGCGGTCCTTCGGCTCCCACGGATCACCGGACACGTACCGCATGTCCGTTTTGGCCTCGTCCCGGACCGTGCGCCACGCCTCCATGCCGGCGTCGTAGCGGTCCCGGATCTCCTTGAGCAGCGCCGTCGTCTGCTCCGGCGTGCGTGTCGCGCGTGTCGTGGTGGCCATGCGTTACCGTCCCGTCAGGAGCCAGCGCAGCCGCCCCCAGAAGTCCCGCCCGATCACCGCTTCGAGCGCCGTCACGCGCTGCTCAGCCGCCTGCAGCGCCGGCACCACGCCATCGCGCAAGACCTTCTCGTGCACCATGACGCCGGCCCGCGTGTGTCGCAGGCTCAGCGCGGGTGCGGCGCCCAACGATCGGTAAGGGTTACTCATGACTTGACGACAACCTGGGACTTAAGCAGTTCGACGGTGTTCACCAGCGCCTTAAGCAGCAGCCCTGCCACCTCCGGCCCCGGGGTGAACGTCACCTCCCCAGACCGCGCCTTTCCCGCCATCACGATGTCCGCGACGTAATCGAGCACATCGATAAGGTTCACGTCGTCGCGGATACCATCCTTGACGAGGTTCCCCGCCATGTCGATGATGTGGTGGCGGTTGAGTTGCCGGTGACGGTCCCACCAGCCGGTCTGCTTGAAGCCGGTCACGAAATCGGCGTGGAAGCCGTCGATGTCGCTTAACTTGTCGGGATCGTGGTTCTGGCCCGCGACGATGAGGCACTGGCGGAAGAAGTCCAGCGCGGCGCGCACGTCGCGGATGTGCTGCCGGGAACTCTCGAATAGCGTCTCCTTCGTCACGTTGGCGAAATCGCAAGTGCGTGTGTCGGCGGTCTGACTCTGGCCGATCGTGATCGCCATCAGCAGCCCTTCGCTTTCTTGCCGCCACGCTTGAGGTTGTTGCGCGTGCGGAAGTTGTAGACGTGGCTTTCCGTCTCGGGCTGGTCGGCCTTCGCGGGCTTCTTCGGAGCGGGTGCCTTCTTCGCCATAGCCTCGATCTCCTGTCCTTCGACGTGGCGTCTATTCTGCGCCTACACGTAGCACCACGGCAAGCACTACCCCAGCGCCAGCAGCTACTCGCCCAGCCGTTCGCGGCCCGACGCCACACGGTCCGGCGTCCCCAGATATTCCATCGCCCGGCGCTCGAGCAGTCCGGGATACGGCCGCCGAGCCGCCACCCACCAGTCAGGATGAGCACCAGCCAACACCGACGCCCTCGAGACGATGGTTCCATCTGCGAATACCCACGTATCCGTGATCGGATTCCACGTCATCACTACCCCCAGGCCGACGTGGGCCGGTACGGTGCGACCTGGACCACGGGCGCCGCCGGCACCTTGTGACGCACGGCCAGCCCACGGAAGGCGTCCGCCCCATGGCTCGCCCAATCATGCACGGGCGTGGCCTTGAACTCGTTGAGCTTCGCGTTGTAGTCGCGCCGGTAATGCATCAGCGCGTCGATCCCGGCCTTGCACTTCTCGGCATCGAACCAGCACCGCGCCAGCAGGAGCCGCCCCGCCGCGATTCCTTCCTCGACTTCCATGCCCATCGAGGACGTGATCCGCGGCGTGATCGCGAACCGCAGGCCCATGCCGGCGGCCGTCTCGAGCCGACTCTTGCCGGTCCCCAGCTCGCGCACGGCGATGTCATGCGGCGCCCAATGCTTCCCGTAGGCGTAGGGCTTTGACGCCAGGAACCGCACGAAGTACGGGAACCCTTCGCCGCCGGCCTCGTGGTAGTCGATCAGCCGCACCCACCCAGACTTGTCCGTCTGGCTGAACCATACGGCCATGTGATCGCCGATGCCGAGATCCCAATCCGTATCCACCGGCAGCGCCGGATCGTAAGGCACGCTCGCAATCCGGCCAGCCGATCGCACCTCTTCAAGCTCGCGCGCATAGATGGCGCCCTTCACGGCAGCCTCGAACGAACATTCAAACTCCTGCGCGTACTCGTCCGCCGTCATCACGGCGCGGGCCTGCGCCAAGTAGGCCGCATCCAGCAACCCGGTCTGGCTCGCCTTGTACTCCCGGAAGAACCATTCCGGGTTCCCCTTCGCTTCTTCCGCCTTCGCGTGCTGCGCGATGTCGTGGAACTGGTTTTTTCCGTTCGGCGTGCCAAGGAACAGCGCGGAGCCCCCGCGATCCACCAGCGTCGGCCCGATGACCTCCGAAAACGTCTTGGCCGGGTGCAGCCCGTATTCGTCGAGTGTCGCCCGGTCCAGATAGATGCCACGCAAGGCGTCTGGATTGTCGGCGCCATAGATGCGCGCCTGCCCCGCGTTCGGGTAGTCAATCCGCAGCTCGCTCTGGTTCATGCCGACACCCGGAATCGGCCGGGCATAGTGCTGCATGTAGTCCCAGGCCACGGACTTGCCCTGCGTGTACGTGGGCCCGATGTAGGCCACCCGCGGCCGGGGCTTGGTGCAGGTCAGCGCCGTTTGTTGGTTGATGTTCACCCCAAGCACCGTCTTACCGAATCGACGATGACACACCAGCACGCCGAACCGCTTCGCCCGCGTCAGCTGCCCGATCTCGCGCTGCAGCGCCCGCGGCGTATACGGGATCTGTACCACGCGCTCAGCCGGTCCGTCGCTCATAGCTGCTCGTGCCGAATCACCAGCGAACCGCCATGTTCCACGCGCTCAGTCAGCAGCCCGAAATGTTTCGCCAGGCTCTCGAGCGCCTTCGTCTTGTCCCAGACCTTCACCTTGTGGATGGTGTCGACCTGCCCATCACCGGCCGCGACGTTCTTCTTCACCACCTCGAGCGAGGCGATCGCGGCGGCCTGCTCGGCCGTTAGCTCGTGCAGCGGGCGCAGATTCCCGGCCTCGTCAAACAGCCCCCGCACGTCCGAGAAGGCCAGCCGGCGCAATTCCTCGAGCACACGCGCGGCCGTCAGCTGCGCCGCGGACAGCTGCGCGGCCTTCCCCGCCGACACCGCCGCCGACACCTTGGCATTCGTCAACAGCCGAGATGCCTGCGATTCCGCCGTCTCCGGGCTATAGCCGGCGCGGATAGCCGCCTGCGTGCCGTTCAGGTCTACGAGGTATTCCGCGACAAACCGCGCTTGCCTCGCCGTCAGTCCTTCGTCCGGCTTGCCCTTGATGGCGCCGCGTGGGGCATGGCGTGGCATGGCTAGGCCACCAGCCGCGCGAAGGCCGGCCGGCAGGCGTGGCCGTCAGGATAGGCACCGGATTGGCTCATGCGGGGCGCTCGGGACATTCTACGACAGAACGTATACCATGCGCGCAGACGAATTACGGCCGCGCCTTCGCGTGGGCCTTCTCGTAAGCGGCGAGAGCGGCGCTATCGGCGTCGTGT